AAAATAATTACTATTAATAATTCATGAAAATATTGAAGTTATTAATAATTTTAATACTCGCGACAACGCTAGTATTAATGATAGATACGGTTAGACTAAATAAGTACTTAAGTATAATTACTTATTATGTCCGACCATTAATATTAAAACTAATTGAATTGAACCGTCTTACCTATATGCAATTAATAAAACTAAGAAATGTTTTGCTCAAAGATGCTGATTTATCAAACATTTTTGATATGGCAAGAGTCATAGTACCTAATTTATTGGGTATTATATGGATCTTGTTTAAACATTTTTTAAAATGGCAAGGTATAATAAATATTACTATTATCTCTTCTACTATATATTTCTATAGAAGGATAGATCAATGGTATTATTTAATAGTACGCTTAGGTGCATATATGTATTGTAAGATGGTTGCATTTTATATAGCTGATGCTATATTTTATCAGTGGGTATCTTATATTACCTATGATGACTGTTATATGAATTTATACTATGGTGGTATATACAGATTAATTAACGATTATGCTTATGATAATGGTTTATGCAAGTATAAGACAATGGGTGGGATTTATTATTATGTTAAAATTATATACCCGATTATCTTAAATGCATTATATCATATACGTACACATTATATATTATATACAATATTGTTGTTAATCATCATCATGGATAGATTATTGTTTTATTTGCATAAACACAAGAACACTGTGCCAAGTGTGAAACAATTTTGTGTGTTTTACTTATCGCAAAAGAAATTACCAACGCTAAAACAGTTACAACTGATAATAACTATAAAACTGCTATCATATTACCTAACAGTGGACAGTATGACAAAGTTGATAGCAGAATTAAAACTTACTTATAAAGTAAAGAAATCGAAAACATCGGTTTTGCACGCGCTAAAGAAAGACCTTCCACTTAACATGCCTTATAATGGTGTCGGACACCGTTATTATGCATTGTGTAGAGGACGGGTGAAGAATATATTGAAATATTTAGTGAAGGTAAAACATGATGATTATTTTGATTTTGGCACAAAACGAGATAACAAGAAAGGTTCTAGTGTAGTTAAATCTATAGGGGATTTCCGCTATAATGTACATGCAGAAATACCAAAGAATAAGAATTTAATAATGATAGATGTTAGTCACCATATGGATGATTATGACTATGCACGACTAATAATGAATAATAATGTTGCTTACCAATATATACCTACACCCATAACGGAGTTAACTTTAGATGCTTATTTATCAGACAATGATGAAATTATATATACTCAGTCTGTCGATAATGGTGACAGATTTGTTAATGAGAAATTTAGAATTAATAGATTCGAGACAAATTGTATGTTATCAACTGGCTATGAGGATGTAGTAATGATAAATGAGTTGCTAAATATTGGTGATCATCACATTGTTAGACGAACAGCTGCCACAGCTATACTACCCATAGGATTTTTTACACTAGAAAAACCAAAATATACTAAAGTGTTCGGACTAATAGGTTATGACGAAACACTTGTGATGACTAAAGATAGAGAAGATAGATCAAAATTTGTAATTGTTCCAACAGACCAATTTGAACTGATGAAAACAACAACTAATTATGATAGGTGTTCAACGATTAATAATTCGGTTAATAGTTTGGATGCTAATTTTAGACTAACACAATTTGCTAAGAATTCAGAAATGAGTGATTATATAAAGACACATGGATGTCAAACATCTTGGTTTAGTTTGAAAAGTAACTGGCTTCGTTGTGTTAAATTGAAGAATATTAAAACTAAGTTTAATACGGAGGTTCGTATGGAACAACCAAAAATACTCAAAAAAGTTATATCAATTGACAAAGAACCGTCTCTAGTCCCAAGTATACCTCATGATGCTGAAGAAATAACTATGTCAAAATGTGGTCCAATAAATGGATCAATACCGTCGAAAAACGCACATTCAACAGCTCATGCATTTATACAAAGATATATCACAAAACCGTCACAGTGTGAGATAAAATCACCAAGCAAATTTATAAAATTAGCAGAGGAATTTGTAGCACAAATCTATAAGCGCACAGGGACTTTAGTACCAAGTAAAGATTATTTTAAAACTAAACATAAGGATGTTTATGATAAGACCAAACACTATTCTATTAAATCGAGGGCAGATCAAGCTGTTTGTGGTGTTTTTACTAAAAGAGAAACATACACAGGCAAGATAAACTATAATAGACAAATTAGTAATCAATCTCAAGATTTAGTGGCTGAGTTTACACCGTACACAAGAGCAATACATGATTCATTTGCAAAAAATGTACATTGGTATCTACCAGGTAAGAAAAATATACCGAGTACCATGACAGTAAACACAGTAGGATTGGACTTTTCGTCATTTGAAGCGTCACAGAAATTACCATTTAGGATCATAGAACTTCTATTGTATAAGTTATTTGATAAAGCACATCATAAGAAGTTTATTGATTTAATGATGGATGAATTAAGAACAGTATTTAAATTTAATTTAAAAACGAAGTATAAAGAGAAGACAAGGGCAAAGAATCCGTTCGATAAACATTTTCTAAGTGCCCTATCTAAAAGATTATCAGGATCAGCATGGACAACACTAGGTAATTGTTCTGTAGCAGCATTTTTATTGTATTTGTATTACCGATCTATAGGATATACAGATGATGAAGCGTATGAAGCAATAAAAGCTGTCTATGGGGATGATGTATTAATTATAGACGGACATGCCGAACCATTTTCTAGATTCGTTAAAAAATTAGGTTTTCAGGTGACTTTTGAATGTTTCAAAGGACCAGGACAGAAATCTCTACTAGGTAAAGTTATTACTTATGATAATGGAAAACAGATAGATGCAGTAAGAACATTATCAAAATTTCTTATAGCTTATGGGAAATATAACCATGATATAAATATAATGAATAAATGGTCAGGTTGTTATAATCCAAAGCTAAAAGAGAGTAAAAGTAGTAACATATTTACTATGATAGGCAAAGAGGCCTATAGACGTGTCAATCGTTTAAATAAATATGTATTTAACGAGTATACCAGTGAAGTAACTGATTATAATACAAATGACACTTTTGAAAAAGCATTTCAGGGTGAACATGACAAGTTGGTATACCGATATAAGGATATAAAGGTGGGAGAACTCAGTAATGAAGAATTCATTAGAGAGGTTAGTTGTTTGATAACACCTTATATAAGTAAGATATTACCTGTTCCAGGTAATAAATATGGCATCATATGTAATCGCAAGGACGTTTACGCATTAACAGATAAACTATTCGTTATAGATCTTGATGAGCAAAAGAAAAAAGTAAAATTTTTTAACGAATGGGTACGACATTACCATGATTATTTTGGAAAACATTTTAAGATAGTCACAGAGAAATTAAGAATGGTTTTAGTCGGTAAGTATATCACAAACTTGGTTAATTTATGTAAAGCTACAAGTGTAACCACAATGAGCTCGAGCATTGTGAAAAAATATCACATTAAAAAATTTAACCATGTCAAAACAACAAAAGCAAAAGCGAAAACGTTCAAGACAAAAGGGGAGGTTCGTATCCCCTACAATTCAAAACAAACAAAACGGTACGTTATCAAGGCGAAATCTCTCTGAGATTAATGCCTTGAGACGTTTGGTAAAACAGAAAGTTAGTAAGCATACTGGCAGAAATATGGGGAAAAAGGTCATCATGAAAGGATCTGATTTTATAAGACAAATAGACGTATTTCCTGTTCAGTTGTTAGATGGAGATCCAAAATCTGGAATTAAGCTAGTGGCAACATATGATATATCGCCAAGTGCATTTCCTAATACAAGATTGGAACTACTATCAAACACTTACCAACTTTATAGGTTTTTAAATGTTGTTGTAACTTATACTTCAACATTACCAACTTCGGTAAACGGACTATATATAGCTTATATAGATACAGACCCTGATGAAGCATTAAAACCAACTACGGTAAATGATGTACTCAGAATTGCTAGATCACATCAGGGATCAGTACAAGGAAAAGTTAAAGACAATTGGTCCGTAAGTATGCCTAGAAGAAATGATGACCAATATTTCTTCATAGGCGGCAATGGCGATGCAAGACTTACTATCATGGGTAAATTATATATTTACCAAGTCGGGCAAGCCACTAGATTTGATGGAACACCTTTAACGGAAGAGCTTAGTGCAGGAGCACTTAATTTAAGCTGGACCGTTGAATTTATGAATCCACAGTTACAAATGTTACATAGAATTTACGATCCTGTATCCCAGAAAGATGTTATAAGGCAAAGGCATAATACTAAGGCTAATTGGGTCTATCTGCATGCACCTATAACAACTGCTCATTATATTACTAATTCAAGATTCAGACAAGGAAATATTGTTATACCAAAGGGAATTTTGAATTCTTCAGGGGGACCAGGAAATTACATCGTTAAATTCTATTCTGTTAAACACACTATACCAAACACGGTAAAAAGTTATAATTATTTCTCATTACCATACTCTAACGGTAGATATAAACTCCCAGGTACTGATCTGTTTACAGCGCAAGCTAATAGTAAAGTGCCCGATCCACAGAGTTGGTTAGAAAAGGCATTCAAATTCGCTACAGGTGGGTTTGAAATAGCTAAGGAGATATATGACATAGGTAAAACTATAGTGGCAGGTTTCTTGGCTTCACAGGCTACAGGAGCATTAGTGACAATAGATCTAGGTGATACCAACACTACTTATCCAGACGTGGTGACACAAGAGACACCACTTGGCCAATGTTTAATCTATTGGGACGGTACAAACGAACCTTTAGTGCAAATATTAGTCGAGTTTAATGATGCAGCTCATGCGAATGATCCTACTACACCAGTCTCAGCGTCTACAGGGCTAACATTGATAAGATTAGATGGTAAACTAAACTTGGGGGGTCCGGTTGAAGAAGACGATTCAGGAAGATTATACGTCTTACCCGCATTACCTTACTTACCAAAGTTAACATAATAATGGGCTTGTAACTCTACATTTAGCTTTTATCTTGTGTTTTCTGACAGAATTATTCTCTGAATGGTACTGTCAGAAACACAATGTAAAAGCTAAATGTTGTTTCTATAAGACCCAACGAAAACAATAATTACCAGCGTTTTCTTTG